GGTTAAGCTTGTCCTCAGCGCTTAATTCTGATTGATTCCTGTGAACTTGTACAAAGTCTTTCTCCAAATCTTTCTCGATTATGGATATCTCGTCCAATTTATGGACATCAGGATAAAGATTTCTAACAAGACTATCAATTTTCGTCGATGTCGAGATATGTTTCTTCTTCAAGTAACGTAGCATCTTATGTGCACCTTTTATTCCTTGCTTTCGCATTGTAATATAAAGATTTCTCCATCCTTCATAATTGAGCCTCTTTTTAGAATCGACTTCATTCAACATAATTATTTCAGACATCATTACGACCTTTACTGATGTAAAAGTTGTGTAACCATCCTCTCGGGTTGCCTCCATAAATTTTTGGCAGAACACCCCTCGGTTAGGACTTATATGACTCTTCTTTTTATTTTGTTTTAGACCTAGTCTCTTTATCTCTGATTCATATCTCTTGACTTGTTTCCTCGTTAGACATCCAAACATATCATCTCCATGTGTGACATATTGCTCTTCTTTAATCCCTGCCTGCGCTGCGCAGTACATTTGAGAGAGATTCATTAATGTCCATGAGATGCCTATGCCCATATGCATAGATTGTTTTGTAGTTTCACCTTCCTTAATAAACGTATTTTTGCAAACCTTTGGTCCAATAATTACGTTGGCTTCTTTCTTTCTCTGCTCCTTCTCTTCTTTAGTGAAGTTAGGATCTGCATCAATCATTGCATGTAGAAATGTTCTCCCCAATACGTGAGAATAATGTTCTGTAGCTTTTGAGAGATCGAAAGAATACCCAACCGTATCATAACCTTTGCACTTCACACTTATCTCTTCATTTTTGAGCTGACCCCTGGTCACTGTCAAATTCTTGAGTAGTGCGATGTAACGTTTAGTAAGGAAGTTGGCACAATGAGACTCTTCTGCTGCATGTCTACTTGCGACTCGTGGTTTGCCAGTTTCGCTCGGAATCACCATTTGTTCCACTTCAGGAATTCTTGGTCCTAAGATTTGTACAATTTCACCACTTTCCAAAGTTATACTCTGAAGTTCTAGTTTCGTAGTCCATTTTCGACAATAGTCTAGTACATCGAGGTCATCAACAATAAGAATACCATTATCATCTACAGGATACTTAGATGTGATTGAGTATGGTAGAGTAGGTTCATTATGATTATCTAAGACGTTTACGTCTTCTTTCTTCATATTGAACGATTTTACTCCCATAACACGTTTACCATTTGTATGTCCGTGTCCGATATCGTATTCATATTGTTCTTCCCAATCATCGAACTTATTTCCAAAACCTGATCGATTACCATGAATAGCATCATGTGTCAAAGGCTCTCTTTTCTCTAATTCTACGAATTCGCGAAAGACCCTTTGTCTATGCCTGTCTTGCCATTGATTAATTTCAATGTCTTTTCTTCTTTGTAATTCGACTCGTGTTTTGTCAGTAAGTTCTTTGAGCTGACCTCCATGTGCTATAGACGTCTCAATTGACGACTTATCTGAGCAAGAATTCAACAGTCTCTGAATGTCTACTGGGCCCTCATCATCTACAAGAAATTGCTTGTATGTCTGGGCCTCAGTGCTTCTGAGCTCGTCATTTTCTCGTAATATTCTACTTTGTATCTTTTCTGCTTGAGTTATTCTCCTGGCTCCTTTTGAGCAACTTTCGGGTTGTGAATTAGCGGGTTGTGAGGGTATCCTATTTAGATTCTTGATCATCTTATGTTTTATTGCGATATTATGTCTGAGCATCATTCTTTTGGCTGTTCGAATTCGCTCCTTCTTGTATACTTTGTCCTTCTGTCTTTCTATCTTCCAGGCTTTCTTGCAAATGAGTTTTGTGAAGGCGCTTATCTTCTTCTCTTCTTTAAGGGTTAAGATTTGTGGCTCTTCAAACCAATACTTGACAATTTCATTTGCCTGTTTAGTAATCTGTTCGTCTGTTGTCTCAATCACGAATGCTCTTGTAGCTGTAGTTATTTGGAACAATTCCCAATCTGGTCTTTGGTTCAATCCCCAATACCCTTTCTTCTTTGACCTTTCGTCATTATGAAAGAAATCGTGTTGGAATTGGGCTACTCGCTTCTTTGTAAGAGTTGGTTCCGATAACACTATGAGCGCTTCCACAACGAACATGACCGCAAATCCTGGACTATTAGATTTCCTATTCCCATGTGCAGTTCTAAATATTTCTTGCAATAGTTCCAAATTTTTGAATTGAGCCTTTAAGGTTTTACCCTTATGCTTCTTTCTCTTACCTAGAATTCTATCTATTGCACGAAGTATTTCAAATGACTCATTCGAGTTATTTAGAACCCTTATCCTGCCCCTGATGTAAAAACCTAAATTGGAAAGCCGATGTTTTATCTTCTTGTTAGACAATTTTATTATTAAACCTTTATTATTTTTATATTTATTTAATTTTAATCTTTTCTTCTCGTTTTTAAATTGACGCTGACAATTTTTAATATATTCCGTTCCCTTCTGTCTGGCCTCGGCTAGACAGTCTACAAATGCTTTTGCGTTGACTTGATCCAATAACTTTAAGGGCTTGCCCTTTGTTATTGTTTCAAGTTGCTGTATTATGCACTTGATTAAGAACGACCCACAACCGGAATACTTTCG